CTTTCAGTTTGCCAAAAAATGACATGCAGCCAAAGGGTGTATTTTGGAAGTTGACATTCCCTATTGACCAATCCTCAAGTATTTTTTCAAACATAACTAATTTGTCTTCAAACCCTTTAGAAAGGTTCCTTATTTTTATCTTGAATTTAGGTGATCTAATTGGGCCCTCTTCTGAGTACGTGCAGTTTAACCTCTCCATTAAAGACATTTGCAATTTCAAACCATGACAATCTGTTGTATGCATTATTCTTATTATATCAGAGTCTGAACCATTTATAAGTACAACTAATGGATGAGCATCAGGGAGTCCTAAATACTGCACTGGCTTTTGGTAATCTCGGGCTTGTGGTTTCTTATTATAATAAAATCTCCATACCATCGCTGAATAAAATTTCATTATCAAATATGCTATAGAAAAATCAGCACCAGCAATCATAACCTCTATACATTTACTGTAGCTCTGTAACATGTCTTGAGCTGGACCTTTATCCGTTGGCAAAAACCTGATCCCTCCCAAAAATTTAGGCAATAAAGCTAACAGCTGTTTGAAAATGTATATAACAGATAGTATTTCAAAATAAAGCCTAGATATCACACTCTTCTTTTTGCTTAACAGGTGGTTACAAGCTTTTAAGTTTATCTCATAAATCACAAGCCCCCTTTTTATAAGACCAGGGTTGTTTGCCGATATCCTACCCCCACTGTCGTCAGAATGTGCAAACATGAATAACTTTGTCTCTTCATTGAAACTAATCATTGAAGTTTTAAATATTAAATAAGAAGCATATTTTTGATTGAATGCATGCATGAAGCTGCTTGTATAATTAAAAATCCCCATCATCCAGCTATAGGGCATTTCTAAGTAGTAACCCTTAACAACTTGGTCATATTTCAAATATTTATTAACTATATCACTGTAGATAGGGTTCTTCTTCAAAACTTCCACTTCGGCTATATTAAAATACACCCTCTTCTCATATAATTTTGACAAATAATTAAGAAAGTGCGTTTTAAATGATGATGGCAGACAATCCATACTCAGAGCCATTATTGCAAATTTGATAAATATGCTTTTTGGGGCCCACTTGGTGCAATCCAAAGTTAAATACCATGTGAGGACATCCTGCATAGGTATA